AGCACCTGCGGCCGCTTGCAGACGTAGAGGGGGTACGAGGCCACCTCGATCTCGGCCCACTCGTCGCGCATGAGGTCGGGGATGATCCGGCTCATGAGCGCGCGGCCGGGGGCGCCCACCGACTCCATGGTCTCGCCCGGGCCCCACGCGACCTCGAACACCCGCGGCGACGCGGGGAAGAACTTCACCTTGTCGGTGTCGATCGCCACGGTGGAGTTGTCGTCGGTGCCGCGGTAGTTGACCCAGCGCACGCCGGCGAAATCGATCATGCCGAAGACGGCGCTCTGCAGGAGCTCCAGGGCCCGGGGGCTGCGCTTGATGATCTCCGAGATCACCGGGCTCGACTCGAGCTCGTCGAAGAACCCATCGCCGCACAGGCCGATGATCAGGTCGCTCTCGCGAACCAGGCCCTTGCTGTTCCGGCGGATCGGGCGGGTGACGTTGTCCGCCACGCGCTTCTTCAGCACGTTGAGGTCGGTGGTATTGGCCAGGTCGAACGCGATCTCGCTGGGCTGCGAGATCCCGAACTCGCTGAAGTAGTCGATCAGCGTGGAGCCGTCCGCGTCGGTCACGATCCCCTGGACCGCGCCGAGCCGGTGATGCTCCTTGGTCAGCTCGACGTCTTCGGTGAGCAGCTCCTGCCGCCGGGCGACCTCCGTGGCGACCGCCTCGAGCTCGGTCTCGCTGCCGAAGGCGCGGAGATCCGAAAGCTCGTGGGCATAGAGCTTGTCCGTCTCCTTCAGCCGCAGCGTGTTGAAGTTGCGCACCTCGCGCGCCCCGAAGTTGCGCTGGGTCGCCGGGCCACCGCGCTGGGTGGTCGGAACCAGGCCGAGCGTGTCGTTGCGCTGCTCGACGGCCACGACGGTGGTCCGGGACGGTACCGGACGGAAGATGCCGAGCGACCCGAGGAAGCCCGGACGATAGTCCATCATGTTGATGGCATCGGTCAGCGTCATCATCGAGAACGCGTTGGCCTTGAATACGTCCATGCCTGCCATGGTTCAGTCTCCCTCGAGTCGCTTCTGCGCCGCCGATCAGCGGGCGACGATTCCGGCGCGCGCCAGGTGGCGCTTGCCGGTCGCCTTCTGCGCGTCCGTGGCGCCCGTCACGTGGACGAGCTCCGCATCGTTGACCACTGCATCCCGGACCACCGCGACGCCGGCGGTGTCTCCGCCGGTGGCGTCGACGTCGGCGAGCAGCACCCCGCGGGCCACATCGGTGGCGGCCCGCTCGATCCACTTCGGATCCTCGACCGTGATCGTGAACCGATCGCCGACCTCGAAGTCCGTCCCGCCGTCCTGCAGCGTGAAGGCCAGCTGGTTGTCGAAGGCGGCGGCGACGTTTCCGGTCCCCACCAGCACCCCGTCGGGGTCGTGGAGTTCGAAGTCGCCGGCGGAAGCGACCTTGGCGGTGACGACGAGCTCGTAGTCGCCTGCCTCCACGCCGGCCTTGCCGACCGGAGTGGCCGCCATCGTGCCGTCGCCGATATTGCCAGCATCGGCGGTGGCCGTGACGGTTCCGTCGACGCCGGTGATGATGGCGCCGGCCACCAGGTCCTCGGCGGACTTGACGGTGATGGCGTCACGCGAACGGTCGCCGGGCGCTTCCGAGTACAGGAAGCCGGCGGCCTCGGGCAGAGTCTGGGTCTTGGTCGTCACAGTCGGCCTCCTCCTTCAGGGACCGGCGAGCGGGCGTTCAGCCGTGCTCGCCACCTTCTTTCCGCCGGGCGCCGAGCCGCTCGTGCACACGGCCCCACATCTCGGTGGCGTTCTTGTCGTCTGCGTCGTCGCCGGCGGTGCGCCCGTCGATCTCGCCCGGGCCCTCGTTCGCGCGCGCCTCCATGAGGCGACTGCGCACGCTGGCCAGCGGGGCCTCGGACTGCAGGAATTCCGCAGCGAGATCCGGACGGCCGGCGATGCTGCAGAGCTGCGTGACCTCGGTCGCGTAGCTGATGCCCTGGGAGCGAGCGCGGGCGCTGTCGAAGTCGACGACCTTGGTGCCGCCCTTCGGCTCGGCTGCGGCCGGCTGCTCACCGGTGGCCTGGCGATCGCTGGCAGCGGCGTCCTTGAGCGTCTTCTCGTCGACCTCGAGGAGACCCGCCCAGCTGGCGAGCACCTCGTCGGGCGGGCCGGCGATCTCGCCGCCGATGACCGCCTCCATGGTCTTCGGTCCGATCTGCGCCGCCTCGGCGAGCTCGCCGACGAGCTTCTCGCGCGGCTTCTCGTCGGTGGTGGCTGCCTGGATGGCCTTGCCCAGCTCTGTCGAGAGGTGGTAGCTCATCGTCTGCTCCCGGGCGTCCGAATCTTTCGAGTGGTGGTCATTGTTTTTGTGAAGGCGGTTGCCCACCAAACGATTCCACGACTGGGCCCGGGCATTCCGGCGGCGGGGCGGAGCGGCTTCCTGCAGAGCCTCCTGCACGGACTGGACCCGATCCGCCAGGCCGGCATCGATGGCCTGCTGCCCATGGAAGACCGCAGCCTCCTGGCCGCGGAGCTTCTCGACATCGACGCCGCGATTGCGGGCAACGGTCTCGAACAGGATCCCGGCGAGGCGATTCACCTCCGCCTGCAGATCCGCGCGGGCCTTCTCGGAGAGGGGCTCGTCCGGGTTGCCGTCCGCCTTGCGTGCACCCGAGGTGACGTAGCTGAAGTCCAGCCCGATCCGCTCGTTGAGGGCGGACTCGTCGACGTGCATGGCGAGCACACCCAGGCTGCCCGCGGTCCCGCTGCGGGGGATCAGCACGCGATCGGCAGCGCTCGCGATGACGTACGCCGCGGACGTGGCCTGCTCGTCCACCAGCGCCGTCATCGGCTTGCGGCCCCGGGCGTTGTAGATGGCGTCGGTGATCTCGAACAGACCGCTGACGGCCCCTCCGGGGGAATTGACGTCCAGGACCACGTGCTGGATCCCGTCGTCGTTGAGGGCTTCCTCGATCGACTGCCACAGGTTCGTGTAGGTGCGGAGGCCGAAGATCCGCGACATCAGCCCGCCGTTCTCGGCCAGGCTCCGGTGCATCAGCGGGCCGGAGACCGGGATCAGCGCGACACCCGGCGGCACGGTGGGACGCTCACGGTCCGGGCGGCCCATCAGGTCGTCGAAGATCCCCGCGCTGTTCGCGCGAATGCTGCCGAACAGCGCCTGGAGCGCGCGCGGCTCCATGGCCATCGGCGCGCGCGACAGCAGCTGCAGCATCTCCAGCTGCGCCGCGCCGAAGCCCTTCTCGTGGTCAGCCATTGCCCTGCTCCTGTTCGGTGGTGCCGGTTTCCTGGTAGGTCCCGCTCCGCGCAACACGGCGCGGATCGGAGTCGAAGACCAGGTCCAGCTCGTCGGCGCGCTGGTTGTCGGCCGCTATTTCTCGCTCGAGGGACTCGGGATCCCGGCCCATCTGCGAGGCCTCCTCGCTGCGCGAGCTCGTGCCGGCCCGGATCCGCCGCACCATGGCCTCGCTGTCCTCGCGCGGCTGGACGTGCTCGAACCCGTGCCCGACCCACTTGACCGACCGGACGATCTGCTCAAAATCGTCGGAGTTCTTCAGCTGCAGCCGGCCGGACAGCACCGCCTGCTCGAGGAACGCGCGCCAGACCCGGCGGTTGAACTGGTGATTGATCAGCTGGTCCTGGAAGCCCAGAGCTCGCCGGCGGAACTCGATCAGGCCCATCCGGCCGGCGGTGAAGTTGGACTTCGAGTGGTCGCCGGTGAGCAGCTCGTAGGTCAGGCCCCGGACGCCCACGGCGATCGACTGCAGCTGCGAGCGCATGAAGGCCTCGTAGTTGCCGCCGACATCAGCTGGCTGTCCGAAGTGCGGCTGCTCGCCATCCTCGAGGACGTTGACCGTCCCGGGCTCGATGCCCGCTTCCGCCTCCCCGGTGTCGCCGGTGGTCCCAATCATTTCCTGGTCGCCGCTCAGTGCCGGGGCTGCTCCCTCGTCCGCGGCTCGCGCGATGAAAATGCTCCACAGCGCCGAGGTCTTCTTCCGCATGACCTCGGCGTCGTCGTAGACGTCGACATCGAGCAGCTTCTGGAGCACCGATGCAAACCAGGTGGCGCCGCGCATCTGGCCGGGGCGGTCCGGCAGGTACACGTGCAGCACCTGGCTGGCGGGGACCTGGACGATGCGACCATCCCGCATCTTGAGGGGATCGGACGGGTGTGCCCGGTACATGTGGTAGCGCACGCGCCGGCCGATCGCGTTCGTCTCGATCCCGGCGACGACCCGGTTGCTGCCGATCTGCTGGGTGAC